TAGGCGGTCCGCCACTGGCGCTTACGGGAGAGGAGACGGGGGGCGAGGAGCCGGCTGCTGACGAAGACGTAGCGGACGCGCCGACGGCCGACCCGCAGGCAGCGCACGACGATAACTGGCTGGGCGACACCGAAGGGTGGCTCAGCCGCTAACCAGGCTGAGCAATGGCATTCACCCTCACACAACTGGCGGCGCTGGAGGCCGCTATCGCCTCCGGCGAGCTCTCGGTGCAGTACGACGGCAAGAAGGTCGAATACCGAAGCATCAGCGACCTGCGCGCCGCCTATAACATGGTGCGCGGGGCGTTGATCGCCTCGGGCGAGCTGCAGGAACTCACCACAACGAACCGCGGCCCAGCCTCGCTGGCCGTGTTCTCGCGGGACTGACATGAACTGGATCGACCGATTCGTCAATTTCGTGTCGCCCGTCGAAGGCGTCCGGCGTGCGCAGGCGCGCATGGCGCTCGACATGGCGCGCGCTTACGACGCCGCCAAGGTCGGTCGACGCACGGACGGCTGGGTGGCCGGTGGCGGTAGCGCCAATGCCGAGATCGCGCCGGCGTTGCACCGGGTGCGCCAGCGTTGCCGCGACGTGGTACGCAACAACGAATATGCAGCAAGCGCGCTCGACAAGCTGGTGGCCAACACCGTCGGTACCGGATTTGCCGCCAAGGCGCCCAATCAGAAGCTGTGGGACAACTGGTGCGAGTACTGCGATGCTGATGGTCAACTCGATTTCGCAGGCCTGATCGAACTGGCGCACCGCTCGCGGCGCGAGAGCGGCGAGGTGATCATCCGCTTTCGCAATCGCCGCCCGGAAGACGGCTACGAGGTGCCGCTGCAGCTTCAGGTGCTGGAGGCCGACCATATCGACACCAGCCGCATGGGCCCGATGCCCAACGGCAACTTTGCCATCGCTGGCGTCGAATTCGACCAGATCGGCACGCGCGTCGCGTACTGGTTGTTTCCGCAGCACCCAGGCGAAATCGCAGGCTACCGCCTCAAGACGCTGCAGAGCGTGCGCGTGCCGGCGAGCGAAGTACTGCACTACTACCGCAAGCGCCGGCCCGGCCAGGTGCGCGGCATCCCGGAATTCGGTGTGTCGCTGCTCCGGCTGCGCGATCTAGCCGACTACGAGCAGGCCGAGCTCGTGCGCAAGAAGATCGAGTCGTGCTTTGTCGCCTTCGTGCGCACGGACAGCCCTGCTCAGCAGCTGGGCGAGGCCAAGACGGTCAACACGCAGCGGCAGGAGCGCGTCGCGCCAGGCATGATCAAGTACCTGTCGGATTCTGAGGGCGTGGATTTTGGCTCGCCCGCGTCGTCTGGTGGCTATGGCGAATACACCAAGACGCAACTGCACGCGATCGCGGTGGGTGGCGGTACGACGTACGAACAGATGACGGGCGACCTGTCGCAGGTCAACTTCAGCAGCATGCGCGCCGGCCTGGTCGAGTTCCGGCAGCTTGTGCAGGGCGAGCAATGGCTCGCGCTGGCGCCTATGGTGCTCAAGCCCATTGCCAACCGCTTTCAGGTGACGGCCAAGCTCTCCGGCAAGCAGAAGGAGGCGATTGCGCCGTTCGTCTGGACCGCGCCGAAGTTGCAGTGGGTCAATCCGCTGCAGGACGTTATGGCAACCAAGGAAGGGCTGCGTGGAACGTTGTTCAGCCTTTCCGAAGCCATCCGGGAGCGTGGCGATGATCCCGACCGTGTCTTCGAGGAGATCCGGAAAGAGCGCGAGAAATTGCGCGAGATGGGCATCCTTTCCGACTCGGATCCCGCCGTCTCGGAGCGCCTCATCGACGCAGCTACCGTCGCTGATCTGACCGCGCAGTAGCAACGCGCCAACCCACAACCAGCCCCGCCAGGTGCCTGCCTGCGCGGGGCTTTGCATTTCTGGACCTGCCAATGCCTGTGCAACAAGAAAACGCGACGCGCCGCGAGCTGCGCGACATGCCGCTGGCGAGCCGCGCAGCAGCTGTGCAAACGGTCAACGCTGAAAGCCGCACCGTCGACCTCGTCTGGACGACCGGTGCCCGCGTGATGCGCTATGACTGGTGGAACGATCGCCCCTACCTGGAGGAGCTGAGCCTCGATCCAGCGCACGTGCGCATGGGGCGGTTGCAGTCCGGTACAGCAAGCGTTCTGAACACGCACGCCAGTTGGGACCTGAGCGATGTGCTTGGCGTCGTGACTGCGGCCCAGCTTGAGGGCGAAGGCGGTACGGCCACCGCGCGCTTCAGCCAGCGGCCAGACGTGCAGCCCATCTTCCAGGACGTGCAAGACGGGATCATCCGCAACGTCTCTGTGGGCTACGCCATCTACAAAATCGAGCGCATCGCGCCGGCCGTCGACGGTGATCCCTGGATCTACCGCGTGATCGACTGGGAGCCTTACGAAATTTCCCTGGTGCCGGTACCGGCCGACGCTGGGGCGACCACGCGTGCGGATCCCTCCGCCGGTGCGCGCGCGTCCGGTAAGCAACTGCGCACGTTCGCGTGCGAATTCTTCGAGCAGTCCAACCCGCCGGCAGCCGCTGGCACCCGAACGAGAGAGGAAAACACCATGCCTGGTGAAGCAACCACCCAGCCGGCGGCGCAGACCACTGTGTCGGCTCCGGCCCAACCGACCGCGCCGGCGGTGGACGAGCGCGCCCTGCAGGCAGCACGCGAGGAAGGCGCCCGCCAGGAAGGCGAGCGTCAAGCCGGCATCCGCGAAGCTGTCCGCATGGGCGGCCTGGATGCGGCATTTGCCGACCAACTGATCGGCCAGCGCGGTCTGACGATCGATCAGGCCGGGCACGCCGTGCTGCGCGAACTGGCCGCCCGCTCGGCGGCCACCCCGACTCGCCCCGGTTTCGGCAATGAAACGCTGCGCGACGAAACGGAAACGCGCCGCCAGGCGATGGGCGACGCGCTGCGCCTGCGCGCGAATCCGGCTCTCCGCCTGGAAGGCGAACGCGCCGAGGCAGCACGCCAGTATCGCGGCATGAGCCTGATCGACATGGCGCGCGACGCGATCGAGCAGTCCGGCGGCAACGCGCGAGGCCTGAGCAAGCGCGAAATCGCCGTGATGGCGCTGAACCTCGACCGCGACATGCAAGTGCGCGGCGGCATGCAGAGCACCAGCGATTTCCCGGAAATCCTGGCCAACACGGTCGGCCGCACACTGCGCACCGCATACGAGCAGCAGCCACGCACTTTCCAGCCGTTCTGCCGCCAGTCCACGGCGCCGGACTTCAAGCAGATCGCGCGCACGCAGCTCTCCGAATCTTCGGCGTTCTCGAAGATCAACGAAGGTGGCGAGTACAAGCTGCTGACGTTCGGTGACACGGCTGAAAAGTACAGCCTGGCCAAGTACGGCGGTATTGTGGCGATCACGTGGGAAACGTTGATCAACGACGATCTGTCGGCGTTCGACCGCGTGCCGCTCGCGTTGGCCGCCGAAGCGGCTGCCATCGAAGGCGACATCGTCTACGGCATTTTGCTGGGCACCTCGAACATGGCCGACAACGTCGCGCTGTTCGACCCAGCGCACGGCAACTTGGCGGGCGCTGGCACCGCGATCAGCGAAACCAGCCTGTCGGCCGGCCGCGCAGCGATGCTCAAGCAGAAGGGGCCGAAGGGCCGCGTCCTGAATATCCGCCCGAGCTACCTGATCGTCGGCCCGGACAAGGAATACGAGGCGAACAAGTACACCTCGGCCAACTTCGTGGCGGCCAAGGCCGTAGACATCAACCCGGCGTACAACACGTCGCTGGAGGTGATCGTCGAGGCCCGTATCACCGGGAACACGTGGCACCTGTCCGCGGCGCCGGGCATGGTCGACACGATCGAGTACGCCTACCTGGAAGGCGAGGAAGGCCTCTTCACCGAGACTCGCCGAGGCTTCGAGGTGGACGGCCTGCAGATCAAGGCGCGTCACGTGTTCGCCGCCAAGGCCATCGACTGGCGCGGCCTCTACAAGAACCCGGGCGCGTAAGCGGCTGAAGGCAGCAACACTATCCCGATAACGGGCGCCCGGGCGGCGCCCGTTTCATTTTCCAGCATCCAAGGATCACAGCCATGAAAAACTACGTTCAGCAGGGCGACACCCTGACGCTGACCGCGCCGTACGCCGTCAATTCCGGCGACGCGGTGCTGGTGGGCAAGATCTTCGCCGTGGCAGTTGCCAACGTCGCCAACGGTGCCGACGGTGAGTTTGTCGCCGAGGGCGTCTTCGATCTGCCAGCCCTCAGCACCGACACGCCGGCCCAGGGGGCCGTTCTGTACTGGGATAGTACCAACAAGCGCCTCACCACCACGGCCTCCGGCAATACGCGCGTCGGTGTGGCCACTGTGACGAAGGCAGCTGGTGCCGCCACCGTGCGCATCAAGCTCGACGAAACGGTGGCCTGATGTCGTTCGGTACCGACCGCTTCTGGCCGGCGTACAAGCGGGCCGGCATGCTCAAGACCGTGCAATTCGTCACGCCTGCGGGTGCGCCGGACTTTGACGGTCGGATCGAATCGCCCACTGGCCTGTTTGCCGACAGCCTGGTGCAGGTCGACGAGGTCACGCTCGAGTACCAAACAGGTGATGCGACGCTGGCCCACGGCAATGTCGTCGCCTGCGAAGGCCGCACCTACAAGGTGATGTCGAAGCCTGAGCGGGTGCAGGACGGCTGGATGAGCCGAGCGAAGCTGAAGGAGATCCAGCCATGACGACGCCGACCAGCCGCAAGGCCATCCGGCATGCCGTGCGCGATCTGCTCGATGCACAGCCCGTGCTGCAGGGCCACGTGCACGCCTCGCGCAACTACCCGGTCGACGGTATGGAATTGCCGTGTGTGCTCGTCTACACCGAGCGCGATGCTGGCGAGGAAGTGACCGACACGATCATGCAGCGCACGATCGACCTGATTGTTCGCGTGGCAGTGCGAGGCGATGCCGACGAGGGCGCCGACGATCAACTCGACGACCTCTGCGATCTGGTGGAAGTCGCCATCCAGGCAGCCATGTTCGGGTGGCTGTCTCCGAAGCCGCTGCTCGCTCAGCTGGCGGAGGAGGCGACTTACCGCGACACCGCGCTCGCCTACCGGGGCGAAGACGGCCAGCAGGACATCCTGACGGCCGAAATCACCTTCGGTGTTCGCTACGCCAGCGTGCCCAGCGGCAATTTCGACGACCTGGGCATTGTCTCGACGGCCTTCGACATGGCCAGCCCTCGCAACGA